AGATAAATTGTTTAAATACTATGATGAAGAGTATAGAAAGAATTTAAAAGTAAAAAATAAGACTAAATCTAGAAAAAGATTTAATGATGGGTATAAAAGTAAGTTTAAAAAAGGGGGATACAGAGCAAAACATATACTGTAAGTGTTATACAATAATAGATCTTTTAAAAATAAAGAAAGTATAAAAAATATCAATATAATTCGTAAATTTGTAGCTTAAAACCAATAAATATATATATGAACCCAAATGAAAAGATACAATTAGACGACATTACATTTGACGATGTGATCGCAGGTGATGGAGTCAGTACAGTTGCTCTTGATGAAATTGAGAGCCCTGGAGAAGAAGTGCAAGAAGAAGTTCAAGGAGAAGTAGAAAAACCTACTAATGAACTTGAAGATATTGAAGAGGAAGGGCAGGAAGAAGAAGAAGAAAATGTTGTAGAAGAATCTGAAGATTCTGAAGAAGGTGAGTCTACAGTTATATCAGAAGTATTATCTAAATTAGGATATGAACTTGAAGGAGAGTATGAAGATACATCAGAAGGTTTAGCTGACATGACTAAAGAGGTAGCTTCAAAAATGGCTGACGATAGAATTGATGAGGTTCTGGAAGCATTTCCTTTAGTTAAACAACATTTAGATTATGTTTTATCTGGAGGAGAATCAGAAAATTTTATGCAGGCGCATGACCCTAATTTAGATTATAACAAAATAGAGTTAGCACAAGATGATGTTAGGAGTCAAAAAGCAATTTTATCAGACTACTTTAAACAAAAAGGTCATGATAAAGATTTTATACAAGAAATGCTTGGAGATTATGAAGATTCTGGGAAGTTACACTCTAAAGCGGACCAAGCAAGAGAGGCTTTAGGTAAAGTGCAGACAAAGAAAAAAGAACAAATGCTTGTAGAACAAAAAGGAATGGTACAAAAACAACAAGCAGAGCAACAAGAATTTTGGAATGATGTATCTAATACTATACAAGAGTCAAAAGAATTTAAAGGACTTCAAGTCCCAGAAAAAGAAAAGGCAAAGTTTTTTAACTATCTTTCTAAACCTGTTTCTAACGAAGGGTACACACAAAGAGATGTTGACCATTCAGAAGCTGATATGGAAATGAAATTAGCTATTGACTACTTAATGTATAAAGGATTCAATTTAAAAAATATTATAACAACAAAAGCTAAGACACAAGCTACACAGTCTTTAAGGCAAAAGATTTCTAAAAATGAAGACACTGTAAAAAGTGCTCGTAAAAGATCTAGAGTTAGTAAAAATGTAGATTTAGATAATTTAGATCTTAACATTTAAAAATATACCTGAACAGGGAAATAGGTACCCTAAATTAAAATAAATAAAAATGGCAGTAAATGGAACAAATATAAGCGTTCAAAAAACGTTTTATAACGATTCACAGATGACAGACATGAATAGTCTGGCAAATGCGATGTTATCCAAACCAACTGAACTGTCTCCTATTATTACTCATTTATCTGGAAAAGATGACAAAAGATTCCCATTATCCTTCTTAACTGAAGGTGTTGGAAATGCTAAGTCTATTGACAACTTAGAATATGAGTACCGTGTGGCAACACATAGATTAAGAACGAGACCAGTAGCAGCAACAGGAGCATCAACATCAAATGTAGGATTAGGAGGAGCGTCTTTCGAGATTGAATTTCCTGATAAACATTTTGTATTTCCTTACGTACTAGTATCTCAAGGAGGTACTCAAGCACGTATTATGAAAGAACCACAACAAGCAGCAGGTGGTACAGCATGGACATACACTTTACAATTAGTTAACCCAGTAGCTACAGCAACATTAGCAGCAGCTGATGCAACTGCAGGAGCACTTTGGGCACAAATGTATGCACCAGTAGGAGTTGATTTCTCTAGAGGAAATGCTTCAAACTGGGAAACTCCAGGAAAAGTAAGAAACAAACTAACTACTGTTAGAAAATCTTACCACATGTCTGGAAACGCAAAAGATTTTGTAGCTGAATTCTCTTTACCAACTAAAGGTGGATCTACTACTAAATTATGGATGGACTACGAGGAGTACTTACACATGTTAGACTTTAAAGAAGAATGTGAAATGTATTACTGGTACGGACAAAAAACTTATGATGCAAACGGACATACTCACATGAAAGACGAGAATGGACAGCCTGTAATTGTAGGTCCTGGTCTTTTAGAGCAAATTGTTGAAACTGACACTTACTCTACAATGACTGAAACAAAATTAAAGAACATCATCGGTGACTTATTCTACGGAATGACTGATGCTGCTCAAAAACAAGTAACTCTTTACACTGGTACTGGTGGTGCTCGTGAATTTGATGAGGCTCTTAAAGCTCATTTTGGTGGTACAAATGCTTTCAAAGTTTCAAGTGGAGATAGCAGATTTATCACAGGTTCAGGAAGATCATTAGGTTTAACTGGTTACTTTACGTCTTACGAGCACGTGGACGGACACACAATCAATGTGGTAAAATTACCATTATTTGATCACGGTGCTGTTGCCCAAGCTCGTAGTAAGCACCCTGTTACAGGTTACTCTCTTGAGTCTTATAGAATGGTCTTTGTTGATCAGTCTAATTATGATGGACAAAACAATTTGCAAATGATCTCTAAGAAAGGTCGTGAAGCAATGAGATGGTGTGTAGCTGGATCAGTAGTTCCAAGAGGATTTGATTCAAGTTCTTCTAGAGCGTCTGATGTAGACGGTGCGTCGGTACATATGTTAAAAACTGCAGGTATTGCTCTTAAGAGATTTGATACTTCAATTGATATTACATGTGTAGCGTCTTAATTTGGCATTAATTTGCGTCTATATATTGGTTTTTGATTAAGGTTGTGGGGGAGAAATCCCCCGCTGCTTTAATTAATTATAATATACCCGGAGAGTTATTCTTTACATCCACCTAATTTAAACTTTAAAAGAACTAAGATTATGAGTAGTAAAAAAGTATTTATCAGGAGAGAAGACCTAGCGGGTCACCTCCCTAAAGCAGTTAGAGCTGAAGCAACCTATAAATTAAGTAGTGTTTATGTAAATAGACAACCTTTAAAAGGTTTTGACTCGAAAGATGAAAAAAAGTATTTAAACGGAATATTAGATGTTAACCCTGATCATGGTGATTGGCCTAAACATTCTAAAATATTTTGGGCGGATATGACAATTCCTGTAGGTTTTACAGGCGTTGAGTTAGAAATAGGAAAAGATACAGATGAGAATCCACTTAGTATTATGGACTATATTAAGTATAACTTTGCAATGAAACACCCGCATGTAGCTTTAACTAAAGAAGAGATGGATACAGATATAACTAAAAAATTCTACATTCAAGATTTAACTAGACAGGACAAAGTTAGAAATAATGAAATCCAAGTTAGGAAAGATGCAGATAAAGAATTTATTAAAGTTACTTCTGACTCATCAAATATGAAGAGAATTCTAAGATTGATGTCTAATACTAATCCTGATAGGATGAGTGGAGATCAAGTAGAAAACGCTTTATATGAAATTAAGAATTCTGATCCAAAAAAGTTTATAAAAATTGCAACAGATAAAAATTTAGAATTAAAAGCAGAGATCGCAGAAATGGTTTCATCTGGAGTTTTAAGAAAAATTGGAAATCAAGTAATTTTTATTGATGAAGTTATTGGGGATACAACAGATGATGCAATTATTCATTTGAAAGATAAAAGGAATTCTGGTAAATTAACAATATTAAGAGCAAAATTAAAAGAATTATCGTTAGTATAATATGAATATACAAGATATGCATTTAGCAATAAGGCAAGGAGTGGATAAGATTAATTCACTCCAAGCCGATTTGCTTTTAACTGAGGAATTAGATATTGAGTTAAATAAAGCTCAAACTAGATTTATTAATAATAGACTTATTATTAGAAATGGCCAGGGTTTTGAAGTATCTCAAAAACGAATTGATGATTTACGTAGTCTACTTAGGGAGTATGAAGATACAGTAACATATAAAGAACAAATTTCTTCTAAAGTATTTGTAGATAGTTTTACATTACCTAGTGATTATTTGTATCTAGTAAATCAAAGATCTTATGTAGTTCAAAATAATTGTCAGTCTATAACTTTTAGCGTTAAGAATCCTGCAGCAGTAGATGTGAATTACTTTATTGTAAACTTTGACACCTTCTTTTTGAATAATAATTCTCAACTAGTTAACCCAGTTTCAGTGATGGCAGACCCATCAAATTTTTCTCTTGGGGGAGCTTGGATAGTTAGCCCTACGTTATTAGGAAATTTTATATTCCCTCAAGATATAGAGGCTTATAAGCAAACTTTATTAGATCCAGTTAATTGGAATCCGGGATTTGCTATTTATTGGGAAAAATATTTAGATATAAATAAACCTAATAATATAATTATAACAGTAGACGCATCTGTACATTCATGGTTTAATTGGGATGCTTCTATATCTAGCTTAGTAACACAATTAGTAGGATCTTCATCCCCAGCAATAGCTTCTGATGACCCTTCAAATCAATTTGCACCTGCCAAATACTTATCTTTATCTGCAGCTGCATTTAGAGAGGCTGCATCATTTACAAATAAAGAGTGGAAACCTAATAAGTATGTACAGCATGATGATATATTTACTTTATTAAATGACCCATTTAACTCAACAAAACCTTCTTCTCCTTTAACAACTATAAGGAATAATCAAATTGATATATATACGAGTGATATATTTATAATAGAAAAGGTAAAAATAACATACATAAGAAAACCGCAGAAGATTTCATTATCTTTGGGGCTAAGTTGTGAGCTTCCCGAACATAACCATCAAGAGGTTGTGGACATGACTGTTAGTAGTATTTTAGAAACTTTTCAAGATTCTAGGTATCAAACTAATCAAATAGAGGAAGCAAAAAATAAATAGTAATAATATAAAAAATTAAAAAAATGGCAAGACATTTAATGATTGGAAACAATGTTGCAGTAGCTAGAACAGTAGCAGGAAAACTGGATAATGGTGCAATTGAAATTCAAAAACTAACACAAAACGGACCAGCAGCAATGTCAAATACTGACACGATCGCTAATTCACCACAATTTAGAATTGTACAAGGGAATGGTAAAAGAGATATTGTAAGTCCTTGGATTTATGGTAGAGACGTAATTAACTACAGCGGTAAAGCTAAAGTAGCAGCAGCAGCATGTACAGTAACTAACACTATTGCAGCAACTTCTGCAGCAGCAGGTAGTTTAGTATTAAAGTTTGTAAGACTTGATGGAACAGCTCCAGAATTCTTTAGCTTTGCTACAGCAATTGCATCTGGAATAGCACATACAGCAGCAGATGTTTTAATACAAACAGCTTACGCGGCGGCTAAAAAACCTGATTGGTTGGCTAAAACATGTACAGCACCAAATAATATTAATGTGTTTTCAGGAGCAGTAAGAGGTGATGTAGCTCAAAGCGGAAACGTTTGGGAATATGAGCCAGTTCAAATTCAACTAATCGTAGAAAGTTATGATGGTGGTACACAAACTCACACAGCTTCAGCTACTACTCCAGGTACTCCAGGAGTTGGTGATGGATTCGCAGTAAAAGCTTTTGAAGAGTCTTTAATGGGAGCTCAGTACGGATACTACAACAGATTAGCACAACCAATTACTCCAGTTACTACAGCAGTTACAGGAACTAGTTATGATATGTATAATATTGTAGCAACAAAAGATGGTAGCTCAGCTTCTCAAATTAATGGCGTAGATAATTTAATAGAAATTACTATTGCTTTTGATGATAGTACAGTAGGTATTGTATCAGCTTTAAGAGGATCACTTAACTCTTATTTAGGGTCGGCTGGATTTGCTTCATTCAGTATATAATAATAATTAAAAAATAAAATAAAATGTCAAATAATTCAAAATTTTGTGCTCGTGCTACTTTTCAAATGGCAGCTGGGAACAACAACTCAGTAGTAAACTCAGGAGTATTTATACCTGAAGGCGCTTTAATTACAAATGCATATTACTTCGTTTCAACAACGTGTATTGATGCAGATGCTGGTGATTCATCAACAATTTCTTTAGGTTACACTGGAGCTGCAGCTGCTTTTGTTGCAGCAGTTGCAATATCTGGAACTAATGCTCCATTCGATGAAGGACCTCACGGTACTTTAGTAGGTTTTGCAGGAGGTGCTGAAGCTGGTGATGATAACCAAACAGCTCTTGTAGCAATACAATCTAAAGCTCCTACTTTAAAGCATACTGTTATAGATGCAGAACTTATACTTACAGTGGGTAATGAAAGAGATATAGCAGTAGGATTGATTGATCTTTACGTTGAATACGTAATGACAAACAAACTTATTGCTACAGCTTAATAGCTTAACTTAATTAGACTATCAGGGGGCATTGTCCCCCTGTTGGTCTTTTTTTTATTACAAATTTAAAATTTAAAATTTAAAAATATGGCTGTAACTTATATTCAAGCTCTAACGGTTGATGTGACTAATGATTGTAATTATATAAATACAGTTGTAACTTATGCAGACCCAAATGCACCATTTCCTTTAATAGGGAATATTGTGTTTAAATCCATGTCTGGAGGAGTTTTAAATTTAAACCCTATAACGGCAGTTTTAACATCTAGTGGAGACTCAGTTAGTGTGGTAGTTCCTAGAGAAGATATAGGCAACCCTTCTGGGGTTATTAGAATTTCATACGAAATAAATAGTAATGTAGTAGATGAAAATGCTGTATTACTAGCTTGTGATATAGATTGCTGCCTAACTAAACTGACTAACGAACTGATAGACTGTGGGTGTGAGTGCTCTAAATGCGCATCATCTTTAGCAAACGCACAAAAAATATTTTTACTCATAAAATCTGCAGAGTATGCTTTAATACAAGCTGATAATGCAGAATTAGGAAACCAAGAAGGATATATAAGAGACGCAGATAATAAATATAAAAAAGCTTTTGAACTTTGTGACGGAAGTTGCGGATGTGATTGCTAAAAATACTATATGGCAAAAAAAACAAAAAGATACTTATTAAGTTTATCAAAAAGCACTTCTATTTACGCAAAAGAATTTACTGGGACTGAGAGTAGAAATACTTTTAATTTACCAGCTATTTCAAAAACTATCCCATCCGTAAAGCCAAGGGGTAAAACTTTAAAAGATTTTTCTCCTGTAGCAGCAGCAGCTGGTGCTGGAGGTTGTACAGGTACTCCTGATCCTAAACTCATATTTATTCAATCTGGAGAGTACGTCCATGGCTCAGTAGGTTTAGGGGCATCAACTGCAGAT